ATCGTACCACAAGTTGACCGGGCGTATTGTTCTCAATCATAGACCAAGGATTGAGAACAATATTGTTATATTTTATCAGATACCTACACTTCGTTCCCGGTATCATTCCAATTGCATAACCATGCAGCAGAGCTGCATGGTGATTCATAGCCTGCGGCACAAGTCTACCTGTCTTCGACAGTCCGACTTCTGGTCTTATTATGACCGTTTGACACACCATCTACTACAACATTCCGACATAGATTGGAAACACGTTTTTTGAATGGGTGCAGATACTTCTGTCGTACCAACAGATGAAGACGGTGATGACGGAGGACCACCGGCTGCAACGAGGGACGATCCCAATTCGGACGTAACATATACAATCATTTTGGCAGCTTGAATAAATTCCGATAAATCCGTCGGATCCCACAATGAGATTTCTTTGCCGACAGATTGATGTGCATGACAGATGATCCGAGGACACGCCTCTGTGTCATCCGGATTCCATAATGGAGGAACAATGGTCGGTCGGATCTCATGAAGAGATTCTATGGATTTAGACGAATATGAACTATCCGTCAATGATCGTGTTGAACCCGTATCCGCGGATAGTCCGGCCACGGTATTACATTCTTGCATAGATACAAATATATCGTCACCATAGAAACCACGATTTGCCTGAATATTCTATGTACCAACGTCTACATAGAATACAATTGTACTACAACATGACACACGGTTGTACTACAATAATAACACATATATGCCACCCACCATGAACATGTTTATGAATCCTGTCCGAAGGATGGTATTTGCGCCCGCGGCCCTCCAGGAAATACCACAAAACTACAATGAGCACCTATGGTGCTCTCCGTAGTTAGTTGTTGCGGGCTTCGCCCGTTGACAAAAGCGAGATTTTTCTTTCGACGTAGGAGAATCGAAAAATGGAAAGCTTTTGTGTGTGTTGCTCAATGAACATCAACAGGACCGTCAATAGACATAGAACAGAACCGTATCAGATACTCGGAATGAATTCCCAGTCCAAATCATTGCACACTTTTTTCCAGATTTGGTCTTGTTCCCGCTGCTTGTCCACGTCCTTCATCAACACAATATACGGCAAATACTGCTTCTGATCCAGCAATACACACAATTGATACAAGGTATAGGTATAATTGAAAAAGTTGGTGCGGTTGGTCGGACAATGAGTCGCCCACGGCCCCTGAATCTCGATAAACAATACACACAACGTCTCGTGCAATTCCTCGTTCATAATCGGCGGCTTGATCCCAAACAACGAATTTATGTATTGGATGTGTTCAAAGTATTTGTTTAGTCCCAATTTCCGCAAAATGTCGCGCATCTTGTCATACGTCAACTGCGACAAATCGGTGATACGCTCCTTCTTGATTCGTGCCCGGATCATGTCTATGACCTTTTCCGGAATCTGGGTCGTCTCCTTGGCCTGGAACTGCGACAAGATCTCCTTGAAATGATTGAGACGTATGTACGCCGTGTACGACACCTCGTTGGGCGGCTCCTTGTTCACCGGTTTCGCACTGTCAATGATGTGGGTGACCAAATTACCGCACTGGGGATTGTTGCAGATAAGGACACCTTCTTCGTCTTGCTGGATCATTTCACCCAGTACACATAGATTGCATACGTCGGACGAATAGACGTAGTCTTGGACATTGACGATTTCGTTGTTGACGTTTTTCCAATATGTCTGAAACATGTGCCGGGATTGATTGTATCGGGTATTCTCCAATATAGCGACGTCAGTGGCAGCAGGAGCAATGCGGAAAAAATTGTTGAGAATGTTCTTGTTCTGTTTGCCACCACCCTCGGCAATGTCCTTTTTGTCCTCGAAATACTGGAAAATGTATTTGGAATTGTCGAGGAGATAGGTCTTCCGTTTCTTGGACAGGGTCCGGATCTGCGTCTTGATCTGCGTAATCTTGTCCGAAATGTCCATGTACTCTTCCAGATTCTTGTTTCGGCGGCATTCGTTGGCCCGGATCTTCAACTCGCGGATTTCTTGATTGCATTGCGGGAGGATCTCGGTGTCGATCCTGTCGAATTCCTGCAACAATTGAGTATGTTTTTCGTCAATGGTGTGGGCTACGGGCGCCGCATGTGGTCTGATAGCAGTAGCCATAGATTTCTTGGAAAGGCCTGTCCGGATGTCCATAGATGGTTTTTTATACAATCTCTTGTATGAAACGTTTAGGCTGTTTTTCGTTGTGATCCCCAAATCCGTCTGTATTCAGAATTCATAGAAAGACTCGCCATGACCAAGGAAGAACCTGAACGGAGTGTAGGTTCGAATCGGTTGATGGAAACGTCTGATAATGTTGTGATTGATACATCGGATCGGATCAACCATACAAAATTCATGTTTGTGTACAATGCATTGGAGAACGGCTGGCGAGTGCACAAGAAAATGGACAATGTCTATGTATTTAGCAGAAACCATCACCGACGTCGGGAATATTTCCAAGACGATTATTTGGCGTTATTTGTCCAGATGAACTTGGGTCTATGATTTTATTATAATGGTATTTGTTGGTTATAAATATCATTGATAGTGATGTTCTACAAAGGCGATTGAAAAAAAGAACCTTTGCCCCATCCATATATTGATATACCCAATAAACCCCTGCCTCCCCCTAATTCCCTTACATCCATAGAAAACTTCTTTAGGCTGTTTTTGGTGATGTGCGTACTTTAGGGAGTTTCCCCGGATTTTTTTTCTTTGGGCAGTCTATATTTCTAAGATGGCTGGTGGTCTTCTTCAACTTGTTGCCTATGGTGCCCAGGACGTGTTCCTCACAGGAACTCCTGAAATTACTTTCTGGAAGGTGTCGTACAGGCGCCATACCAACTTTGCGATGGAATCCATCGAGCAGACGTTCCAGGGCCAGGCTGACTTCGGTCGCCGGGTGACCTGCACCATCTCTCGTAATGGTGACCTTTGCTACCGCACGTACCTGCAGGTGACTCTCCCCGAGATCAACCAGCAGATGGTGCCCTCCAACGGCACCGGCAACGACGGTGTCTATGCACGCTGGTTGGATTACATCGGTGAGCAGTTGATCTCCCAGGTCGAGATCGAGATTGGTGGCCAGCGCATCGATCGCCAATACGGCGACTGGATGCACATCTGGAACCAGCTCACCATGTCTGCCGAGCAGCAGAGAGGCTACTTCAAGATGATTGGTAACACTACCCAGCTTACCTACATCACGGATCCCCAGTTCGCCTCCATCTCTGGGCCTTGTGCCGCCTCCAGTGGTCCTTCCCAGGTGTGTGCCCCCCGTGACGCCCTCCCCGAGACCACTCTCTACATCCCCTTGTTGTTCTGGTTTTGCCGCAACCCAGGGCTTGCTCTTCCTCTTATTGCCTTGAAATCTGTAGGGCAGAAAAACATTCAGTCTAAAGCATCCGAGCCCTGCTTTAGTAAAAATCTGTTGTGGTCTCGGGAGGAAATGTTTCCTCATACCCAGATGTTAGTCGGTGCTTGTTGCTAAGGATGCAACAATCATCGGCGACATCGCCAAATTGATCGGGAAACCCGTAAAGACGTATAAAGAGAATTGTTTAGTTATAATAAGTAGCAGTGTTATAAGTGGTAGAATGGAAAAAACATGTTGCAAATGTAAAATAGTCAGACCGATCATCGAGTTCGGTAAATTGAAAAGCAGTCCCGATGGACAAAGATATGATTGTAATGTTTGTAGGAAGAGTTACCGAGATAGTATGAAAGACCATGTCAAAAGCAAAAATCAAAAGTACTACATTGAGAATAAAGTAACACTCCTTTCAAAAAATACTATATATCGCCAATTGAACAATGAAGTAATAAACACCCAACGAAAAGAATACCGAAGTCGTCCAGAAGTCAGTGAGCACATTAAACGTAAAAACCAAGAATATTTGCCGGTTCGTAAAGAACAAATTAAGAAAAGACGAAAATGCGATCTGAACTTCCAACTAAGCGAAGTAATGAGAAGCAAACTCCATAAAGTATTAAAATCACAATCCACCTCTTATACAAAGATGTTAGGTTGTGACTTGATATTCTTAAAACAATGGATTGAATTTCGTTTTGATGAAAACATGACATGGAATAATTTCGGGTCATTGTGGCATATAGATCATATTTTACCAATCAATGCGTTTAACTTTAAAGACAATATGGACAAAGGTATTTGCTTTCATTGGACAAATTTACAACCATTGACTGCATTCGAGAATCAATCAAAATCTGACAAATTGCAACTCCACTACTATTTTAATAACATTGTGAATGTTCATCGGTTCAATGAGCATAACAAACAATTCTTGGGGTACCAAGCTGTAAACGAAAGTTTGCAGTGGCTGAGAAGTAAACTCAGGTATGGTAACAATCCCCCGTATGAAGATACAAGAACATCTGTATCTGAAATTGGCAATCCGCAGCCAAGCCTCTACGTCCACCATGATAAGGATATGAGGAAGGTTCAACGACTAAATGGTGATGGGTCTGAGAGATTGAATCAATCTCAATGAAGGCTTAAGATATAGTCTATTCCCCGGCTCCTGTTCTCGTAAGTTATATTGTTGATCAATTATGAGAATGCCGATAAATACCCCGAAAGGGGGGGTAAACGTGAAGTACAGTATCACGAAGTCAAGATCAACTTGGACATCCGCCCCATCGGCGAGTGTCTCTGGGCGGTCAAGTCCCTCAACCAGACTTCCGGGACCCAGTCGGTGCCTATCGCCTACCAGCAGTCGTTGGTGGCCGCGTCCCTCTACGTCGACTATATTTTCCTCGACACGGATGAGCGTAGAAAGATGGCTCAGTCCCCCCACGAGTACCTCATCGAGCAGGTACAATTTACCGGCGATGAATCTGTAGGGTCATCGTCGAACAAGCTCAAGTTGAGCTTTAACCACCCGTGCAAGGAGCTCATCTGGGTCGTGCAGCCCGATGCCAACGTCGACTACTGCTCATCCCTCGATGCCGCCAGTACCCTCTTCAAGACCCTTGGTGCCCAGCCCTTCAACTACACTGATGCCATCGATGCCCTCCCCAACGCCATCCACGCCTTTGGTGGTCCTTCCGAGGTGTCTGGTTCCAACGGGTTCATCGCCTCCAACGGCCTCTTCCAGATGCCCGGTGCCATTGACCAGAGTGCCGCCGCCACCTCCGCCCAGGAATGGATGCCTACCCTCTCCGAGCAGCCCTTTGTCAACCAGGGTGGTGCCATCTCCGGCTCCTATGTGTCCGACGCCGGCACCTTTGTGCTCGCCGAGACCGCCTTGGACATGCATTGTTGGGGTGAGAACCCGGTCGTGACCGCCAAGCTCCAGCTCAACGGCCAGGACCGATTCTCTGAGCGCGAGGGGTCGTACTTTGACGTGGTGCAACCTTACCAGCACCACACCCGCAACCCCGACTGCGGCATCAACTTGTACAGCTTTTCGTTACGGCCGGAGGAGCATCAACCCAGTGGCAGTTGCAACTTCTCCCGTATCGACAACGCTGTCCTTCAGTTGGTGCTCTCCTCAGGCACCGTGGCCAGTGTCGCCACTGCCAAGGTCCGCGTCTATGCTGTTAACTATAACGTACTCCGTGTCATGTCTGGAATGGCGGGAGTTGCTTTGACTGCAATCATCACATATATACAAATGGCCATTGTGATTGCGAATAGAGCAGAAAAACAACACGCCACAAACAAGCAGGCAATGTTTGTGGATAACTTCGGTTTGACTCCTGTGTGTATAGTCAGTTGTTAGTCAGGTGGAAACACTTGGCAAGATTACTTGTTGTTCGGGAAACCCCTTAGAGCCTCAACTACGAAGTAAGTATGGGAAACCTGCTTATGGCGGAGAATAGAACTCCGGTAACGTAATAATGTTGAGGATTGGGCAATCCGCATGGTAATAACCTAAAGGCGCAATGCTAAGCCTATGGTTAGCCGTCAGAGACTGAACGGTAATCGCTCGATAATGAAGGTGTAAGCAACCGGAATCGGGTTAAGATACAGTCCATCCCCTTAGGGAAACTTAAGGGTAGTAGAGATTCAAATTAAGAACAGCCATCATAAGATATACCCAGTCAGATTCTATGTTACATTACGGATCTGACATGTTTTCCAAAAGGAAAGCCCTATTTTAAAACTCATAAAAAATAAAAAATATAACTTTTTATAAACAAGTTATATTTACTTGGTACATGATCGACGAGCTGCGACTTCATGTGCACGTTGTTGAATGAGTTCGAGATTGGTACAACGTTCCACCAATTCATTGCGTCGTTGAGTTTTTTGTTCGGTTCTTTCTTGTTTTAATTCACTTTTTGATTTTCGATTGGACGCGACAATATTTCGGGTTCCAGTTTCTGTTCCGATACACGAAATTGTATTGGAATGATGGTGTAAGGAATGAATTAACACGTATTTTTCAATCAGTGCATCGTAGGTATATTCGCGTTTCATATAGTTGCATTCGGCGCAGCAACTACGTATATTTTCTATGGTATATCCAGCGGTATTGTCGTATCTGTCTATGCCATTGGTATGTGTATCCGATACAGTTTTTCCACAAAGATAACAAGGTTGTTGTGTGTAATGATCGTATTGTTCTATGGTGATTGTAAACTCGATTGTTTTTGCTTCGGCACGCGCCTTGTATGCAGAATACGGAGTGCCTTTGTAATCGGAAAATAGGTGAGGATATCTTATTTCCGAATCGATCAGACCAAGAAATGACAGTATATGTTCAATTCGCAGGACAAATACGTCGGCACTGAGGGATCCCTTGACGTAGTTGCACATCTGGCAACAACTCACACAATTTGTAGCGGTATATCCATGGGCCGAATCCAGTCGATCGATTCCGTTGAATCCACGTTCATGTTGTACAGTACCACAGTAATGGCATGCGGTAGACACCAATTCTATGAATGTCTCGTAGGTGAGTTCAAATACGAGATTCTTAGTATTTGCACTGTATTGATAGGTATAGTAATGCGTTTGTATGTTTTGTTTTTTCGATTCATTGAATTCATGTACCTTGTTTGGGTTGGCATCTCTCCATGTTTTGGCATGCGCGGCGTTACGTTTCAGATATTCATCGACACCCAGCGTTTCCATCTGGTTTTTCCTGGAATTCATCCAGTTTGTTGCGACTTTTTCGTAGTTATTCTCTCGCCACGTTTGTTTGACTGCTTTGCATTCGGGTTTGGCTTCGTTTTTTCGTGCGACTTCATTGCGATGCTCCTTGTCGCGATTGGCGTCTTGTTTTTTGTTATTGTCTCGGCAAGTTTGACATGTCTTGGTCACACCTTTGACTCCGGCAAACATGGCAATCGGAAGCACTTTGCAACACACTGTACAGGATTTTTCTATGGTTGGTGTATCCGTCGTAGTAGCAGACTCAACTGTAGCCGTAGCATTGGTCCGACGTTGTTTGTCCTTTGCACGATCCTTGGCAAGGCATGTTTCACAACGAGTCGTCTTGTGATTTAACTCTAATTCTTCGCGACAACCGCGCACAAAATTCACACACAATCGTTTGTTTCGCAATGCCACCTGTTCGACCAAGATACATATCTGATGTTTGAGACAATATTCGTTTTCACTCGACTGTTTTGAGGTACATTTTGCACTTTTGCACAATATGACGGTTTCCTTGACCGTTTCTCGAATGAGTTTGGATCGTTCACGACAATTTGCGCATGTTTTTTCCTCGCCTAAATCGTACATTTTGTTGCATCCACTGCACAAGGTACATCGAGCCAGCATTTCGTCGGTATAGTCCTGCAAGTATTGATGCAACTTGCAACAACGGGTCTCACCCAGCGCCCGGTTACGGCATTCCTTATTGTGTCTGTCTTTTCCAATACAAGTCATGTTGTTGATGGGGGTATGCCGTTGTATTTTTGGTAAAAACGCCGTATCAATTTTATGAACATTGTTCATACATTGCATTTTTTACATTGCGCAAATGATTATCGTGTATTGCTTGTAGTATCAAAAAACGTTTATAATACACAAAACTGCTACATTCATGGAATTCGTAAAGATGAATGAACATATCATACACAATTATGGTAAGGAATTCGCCATTTTACTGTGCAATTGATTGTCGCGTATTGATTGTAGTATCATAAAGTAATATTGTCATCAAAATGTAGAGCGAACATGGGATCGGTCTACCGAAATGTAGAGCGAACATGGGATCGGTCTACCGAAATGTAGAGCGAACATGGGATCGGTCTACCGAAATGTAGAGCGAACATGGGATCGCTATTCGCTTTTACAACCGAAAATCAATATAAAGAAAACTCGCAAATAATACCATACAAGTCACAATGGACACTTCATTCAACATCGTTGGGCTGATCGAGAACAATCCCCGCACAAAACTTTCAGGAGATTATAGACATAAATTGGTATCTCGTATTCAAGAAAGTTTTACAGACACCCAGCAACAAATGTTTGTATCATCGTTTTTTTGTTATATGAGTTACAAATCAACCGAAGATTTTGTCATTGACTTGGACAAAATATGGAAATGGCTGGGGTTTACTCAAAAATGTACAGCGAAACGGTTGTTAGAAAAGCACTTTGTGATCAACAAACACTACAAAATTACAAATTGTGAAAACCCGCAAGAGAATGTACGGGGTGGACAAAACAAAGAGATTATCACCATGACGATTTATACATTCAAATTATTTTGCATCAAGGCTGGTACAAGTAAAGCGAATGAAATACACGAATATTTTGTCAAATTGGAAGAACTCATCCATGAGAATGTATATGAAAAATGTGATACACTCAAACAGCAATTGTCTAATATCACCAATGCCATGCTCAATGAATCGTATGATGCAAAGATCATGCGTGAACAACTGCTATTACGTGATTTTGGTAGTATTGGATCTTTGATCTATATTATCCGAGTCAAGACCTTTGATGATGGAAAATATGTGGTCAAAATTGGAGAAAGTCGTTATGGTGTTCAAGCCCGATACACAGAATGTAAAACCGGTCATGGTGATGTTTTATTGTTGGATTGTTTTTCAGTGATAAAGAGCAAGAGTTTTGAGAGTACATTGCATTCACACAATCTCATGCGGCCGCATCGCGTCACCAATTTGCCAGGACATGAAACGGAAAGGGAATTGTTCATGATCAACAATGGATTGACGTATCAGGCATTACTGCATATTATTCAAAGCAATATCAAGCAATACAATACGTTCAATGATTCGGATATATCAAATATCATCACAGGAATTGATGATCTCAAACAAATAGTTCAAACTCTGGTACAACAACAATCTATTTCTGGTACTGAACCCAAGGTCCGTACAAATACATCCATCCAAGCTTCAACCACAAGCAATGTATGGATGGACCAGCTCATGAATCGTATGGATCGACTGGAACATCAGAATCAGGACATGATGCAAGCGTTACAAACGATCGCCGAAAAGATCGGGCATGTGCATACCACCGTACAACATACACGTACAACAACGGGATTCAATCAGCCGTTGGCCACACTGGGTCCACGACTGCAACGTATTCATCCCGATACCCTCCAAATAGATAAAGTATATGAATCCGTCACGGAATGCATGCGCGAATACAATTTTCAGATCAAGCGGCCCAGTCTGACCAAATCCATAGAACAACATACGGTGTATCACGGGTTTCGATGGGCACTGGTCGCACGCGATCAAGATCCGAATGTGATCCTTGATGTTGCTCCCACGCGACCCACGCGTATGCAAATTCTCGGATACATTGCCAAATTAAATACAGAAAAAACGGAAATACTGAATGTCTATCTCGATCGCAAAACCGCCGCCAAATGCAATGGGTATATCTCAAATTCGGCCCTGGACAATCCGGTCAAACTCGGTACTGTCGCTCGTGGATTCGTATATGTGCTCTATGAAAAATGTGCAGATGAACTCAAACAATCGTTTATGCAACGTGCAACAGGTGGACGACCTGTAGTATTGTTTGTAGATGGTATTGGACAATATGATGGACAGCAGCAATTGGTACGGGAATTTTCGTGCAAATATGAATGTGTCAAACAAATCGGTATCAGCGACAAGACCCTCACCAAATCCATAGAACGCAACGAACCCTACCACAATATGTATTACCGCCGTCTGGGCCAGCGAGTGAAAGCTCACAACGACTAACTACAGTGTAAACGTATATAAATCGAACAATATTCCCCAGGTCTACGACCTACGGATCTTCCGTTCAACCATTGTTTTTGTTATTTGTGCGGATGACCCCTCTCAAATAACAAAAGACCCAAATAACCAACCCAACCATCAATCATCAAACATCCGTAGGCAACCATCAACCATCAAACTGTACATGTGACGCCATCGATGCTTTAATATTACATTTATGTGTTCGTCCCGAGGGAAAAACACAAGACAGACATAGAGGGTAGACCAAGACGGACGGGCTTCGCCCGGTAGTCCTGGGTTACTGTGTCCGGGGCAATCGATGCTTGCCGAGGACACTGGTCATCCGCACAAATAGGGAAACCCAAGGTATTTCCCATTATGATATAAAGCATTCTCTTTATATCATATTAACTCAAACTTCTGACCAAATGGAATACGAAAATTACTCCAACCGCACGTCGATATCCATGAATCTCAACGAAGCCCAAAAGTATATCACAAAACTCAAGACGCATCTGGCCACGATCAAATCCAAGAATCATACTACTATGGACATCAAACGTGATATTGAATTTTGCAAAGACCATGAAGCGCGTCTTGGTGTGATTCGGGCCAGAATTGAAAAGAGTAAGATGGAGATGTTTGTCAAGCGTCTTCTTTCGCATGATATCAACCGGCTCAAGACCCTATTGCATCACCATAATTCCATCGTTGGTATTAGCGAAAGGTTGACCGATGTGGAGTTTTTGAAAGCGGAAATTGCCCATTACCAAGAACTGAGTAAGGGATGCGACGACCATCCTTCCATGGACGACATACCGATGGTGATCCAAAAATTTTGCGAAATGCAAGACAAGAAGAGCTCGGTGTCGCGTTATTCGTCGCTCAATGATGATCACATTGATACCAACATTCAATTGTTTGACCAAGACACGATCGACGCAAAAATCGCGGAATTGAAACGGATCATTACCCAAAAAGAAAGCGACATCGTTCAACGGAACAATTCGCACAAGTTTTCATGCAATTTGTCGGATCATGCATTGACTGCCATTGGTCTGGCTCCTTGTTCGGATAAGTAACAAACTTGGTATCGAAATATAATTTATTCGTATAAATGACAAATATATACGAATTCTATGATTTTACAGTCTTACTTCGCCGAGTTCTTCGACGCGAGCCCGCAGTGAATTCACCGATTTTACGAATCATGTCCGAATTCAGAACCGCGCCCCGGGGATTCAGTCGCAACGTGTCGCGAGAAACCCTTTCCAATCCCTTTTTGGCCACGGACCTACCTAAACTGCGAGTCAGACTGTGACTAATCTTTTTCGGATGAGGATGAAATATACCAAACACGGTGGGATGATTCTCCGTGGTTCGTTTCAATACGGTTTGCAAGGTGGGTACTTTCACCTCATGAACCCGTCCAAACTTATCGTATATGACCGAACTGGTGTCTTGCAACGAAAATTGGAAGAATGTATTACTGTACGTCGGCATATTCTTTTTGCCGATGATCCCTTGTAAAATTGTATACCAATACCGCATCGAAACGGTTGTATCAAATACATCTCCGATTTGAATGTCCACCGATTTGTCTTTCAAATGCATATCTATGTTCATATCAAAGATTGCATTGGGATGATTATGGATAAAATGGTGGACGTGCAATGCTTTGGCGGATTCATTCGCTCCGTCATCATCGAGTTCGGGTATTTCGACCAGTTCGTCTCCAAACAAATCTACATTTGTACGGATACTGACACTGAGTAATCGTATTACCCCATCTGCACCTACGTCATAGTGTGCTTCTGCCACATATTTATGTTGTTTTGTCATGTTGATGGATTCCATATTTTCTAAAGTCGTCTTCAGTCGTATGTATGTATGTATGTGTATAGTATAGTATATGAATACATTGGAGCGAAAAGACGTCTATGGTGAAGTCTTTACCCCGGATATACTCATCGACGAATTGTTGGATCGTATCCCAGCCAGTCTATGGAAAGACCCTACGACCCAATGGCTCGATCCGTGTGCGGGGAGGGGCCAGTTTTTGATCCGAGCTTTGCCCCGACTCATGGACGCACTTGCCCCTGCATTTCCAAATCCGACACGACGCAAACACCATATTTTGACACAGATGTGGACCATGATTGAACTCAATCCGACCAATGTCCGGGCCATTCGCCGTGAATTCGGACCCCATGTGAGGGTCTACCGCGCCGATTTTCTTACATGGACACCACCAGATATCCAAGATACATTTGACGTGTTTTCCGGGGGAAGCAAAGCTTTCGTTGAAAAACCGGCTGACTCCGTCGAACGGAGTTCGATGAAGTTTGATGTCATTTTAGCGAATCCCCCCTATCAGGTACCTAAATCTGAATCGTATCACGGATCCTATGCTGGACACACATTGTGGGACAAATTCATTGTACACGCCCTCGAATTGTCGCATACAAACACGTACCTGGGATTCATTACTCCGGCCGCGTGGCGGCGACCGGGTCACCCCCTCTATGAACGTATGGTCAATATGCTCACCTATTTGCACATTTATGGCAAGAACGCGGGCAAAGAATACTTTGGTGTACAATCTCGGTTCGACATCTATGTTCTATGTACGAAACAATCCCAAAAGGGAAAAGATTGTCCGTGGATCATTGACGAGCTGGGAGTCCGACATACGGATATTCGGGTTCGGTCGTGGCCATTTATCCCCAATTACGCCTTTCGTGAGATCAGGGCTCTGTTGTTGCCGGCATCTGCACCCAGACAACCGGTGATTTACCACGCATCCCTGTATGATTCGCGTAAATTGCACGCAACAACGACTAAGAAATACACGTATCCGGTCGTGCATACACTGACCCAAGAAGGGATGGGACTCCGGTATGCGGCTACGCGCGACTCCAGACATTTCGGGGTGTCCAAGGTGATACTGAATTTCAATGAAAAACAGTATCCGGTCAACGATTACGAGGGTAAATACGGTATGTCGCAGTTGTCATTTGGATTGCCCATACAGAGTCGTGCACAAGGAGATCGTATTGTAGCATGCATCAATTCCCCCAGATTCCAACGTATTTTGAAAGCGACGAAATGGGCATCGTATCAAACGGATTATCGTATGTTTGAACATTTTCGGCTCAATTTCTGCGATAATACTCGTACGAGTAGCAACCGCAACACGCGAAAACTACGTCGGTAAAACTGTATAATGATAATACACATAGATCTTATGCGACTGTATTTGATACTGGTATCGATGGTGGTACCGTTATCTAAAGCATGTATCTTACGAAATATCCGGCCATTCTCCCAATTGTTCAAGTCGTCGTCGTCGTCCACATTGCATCAGATACCGGTATTGTTATTTCCGGGAATGGGGGCATCGCGGCTCGTATCTGCCACGAATGCTGCCAATATCTATCCACCACCTGTATCTGATTACTTGATGCAATATTCGACATGGAAACAACGTATGATGTTTGACAAGACGTTGGTCACATTGCCATTCGGGTCACAGGCAGCACTCGATCTGAAATCCGTATCGCGCGTATTTGTAGATTGCAACAAATACGACGGTATTTTGAAAGAACCCACCGTCCACGCCATGCCATATGATTTTCGTCGCATCGACGAAGAATCGTATCTCCATGCATTGTTTCGTGATATCAAGACGTATATCGAATCGTTTCAACGTCCCATTGCAGTCGTTGCGCATAGCACAGGTGGTCTACTCTTTCACGGATTTGTGCATCAACAATCTCCCGAGTGGCGCGCCAAATGGATCCATACGGTCATCAACGTGAACGTTCCATTTGCCGGAGTAGTGACAGTATTGGAAAATTGTGTATTTAGTGATATACATTTTATTCGTCTCATTGGATCCGACGTGTTTCGATCGTTGGGGGCGACGGTGATCAATATGCCGAATCCGCGATATATTCCGAACATACTAAATGCCGATGGCGACGATGTCAAAGAATATTTAGATTGTTTGCGATTGGGTGACATCCAGCGACGTTTATATCTGCCGCATACTCAGGCAATGATTGCCACGTTTTCTCAACCGACGGACATAGATACTCATATTGTGTATTCTATCGAGTCTGATCTGACCGTGACAGGAATTCGAATCGATCGGAGCACTGGAAAATATACACGAATCTATGGCGATGGCGATGGAGTCGTATCTATGGATAGTTTGATGGTGCCTAAACATTGGACACCGCAGACGAATGTCACGTTTCATCCGATACCTGGTATGGGGCATTCGTCATTATTGGCGTAATCTGTGTTGGTTTTTATGACCAATATAGGCTAAAACCACGGTTTCATGACCAGTTGTTTGTAGTCGCGATCGGGGCGGGTTTCACGTTCCAGTGGTACGACCAGGGTACTTTGATCGATCAAATATTTGTCATAGGAGATGGATTCCTTGTACACAAACGGAATACAGTAATCCCATACCAATTTGTTGAGAACTTCGACCTGCTGGGTAATATCCGTCGCAGAATGTTTAGCATATTGAAGATACGTACTGCGCATGACGATTTTCAAGGCGTCCAGATTCTGGGGAGGCACCACATATTTTCCATTGGACAATTTGAATACGCCCGCGCGAATGCCATTCTGCAAGATTTGTATATTTCCCGTAGAAAAGTAGACTTGAGCCAATGCATTATTTTCCCATACTCCGGCGATCGGGTCGCGGTATTCAGTCGCCTTGTTGCGTATAGCAATCTTTTCCGCGAATTGAAAATGGGATTGGAGCGGGTCATCGGCAGAGTTCATGAGAGGTACTCGTCCGTTCTGTCTCGTTGATTCCATTGAAGTCGCAATGAAAGAAGCTGAAAACGCGGTGGCGTCGTCATAATCCAAAATACGATTCGCATATAGATCATCGATACCACGACTACTGGTATTGTTGTCAATGTCCATAATATACTTGTATAGGATATATAATGGAAGCTTTTTACGTCATTGTACTGGTAGTAGCCGTTGTGTTTTTACTAATTGTATTGACCATCATGGGAGTGATGATGCAGTCACAAAATAAGAATGTAGTATATCCTCCGACGATGAATCGATGCCCCGATTATTGGACGGAAGATGCGGCGGGTACATGTACGATACCCGCAGCGACCGTCCGACGAAATCAAGGAGATTACTATGTATCCGGGGCAACCCCGTCATTGGTATCGCTTTCAACGACCAGTTCACCGTATGCAACCACTGCTACTACATTTGATCCGTCCAACAATCTATGGACATCTTCTTCGGGGAAAACGGCCATTTGTGCTAAAAGGGACTGGGCCAACCGACATAATATTGTATGGGATGGCGTGAGCAACTATAACAATTGTTCCGCATAATTTCACCAATTGTTGATACCAACTACAAATGAGGTAATGATACCGGTAGTAACGATAAGGACTATTAATATGCGTTTGAATACAGTACACTTATATTCGCAATCATCTATGGCTACAATTGGTTGGATATTTTGTTCTATGTCGTTGGTAGGCGACTCTACAATTGGTTGGATATTTTGTTCTATGTAGTTGGTAGGCGACTCTACTGTGGCAAAATATACTGTTATTTCGGGTGTAGAATCGACTGGTACTGCAATTGGTAATTGTATTTCGTCATCGGATTCCATACAATTTTCTATGCTGGGTTCCGTACACTTTTCCATTTATATAGTAATTCCTTCATTTATATTTATATAGTAATTCCTTGGAAACGAATTACCCGTGGTGGATTCACATCTGGAGTAATCATTTGGGATTTCATAGGATGATTAATATATTGCACCAATACATTCTCTTTGAATTTGCCTTGCATCGTTTCGACCGTTTCAATCTCCGTAATATCGTATTTGATTTGACGCAATGATCTCCATGCGGGCACCAACTCGTCTTGCATCATTTTAACTGCCATGCGCAATGCACCTCGACTCGAAGCAACACTCGAACTCGAACTCGAACTCGATTCGTCATCCAACATGTGTCGTATTGTTTTCATAGTGGTATGGATGGCATCGGTCTTTCGTTGAATCAGTTCGGCCCGCAGTGGATTCGCATACAAACCAGTATATTTGTCCGTAAGAATTTGCATATACTCATTGTGGTCTAAATACTGTTGTAATAATATTTTGAACTTTTCGGCGGAAGCTGCGTCGCTAATATACCGAAACAACGTGTCCATCTTGTGTTGCATCATCTGTTGTTTGCTCGCTTGCCATTCGTCGACGGATGTTTGTTGATCACGTATGATATCATAGATCTGTCCCGATTCCAGTTCAATGTTTAGTGCACATGGCGCCGCAGTATCCCCACATATGGCCGTATAAGTACGACCCCGTTTGTGAAAAATTGTACCAACATTGCGCTTGCAATTCACACAGGGGGGTCGTTTTCCCTTTTGTTTGGTGGGTCCCGCATCTTGTTGCAACTTTTTGAATTTTCGGACCATTCCTTCGTATTTCGTCTTCAATTTCATATAGGCCTGGAGTGCCGTCAAATAATCCACTGCAGTTTTCGATCCACTCTCTCCCGTTCCACCCTTTGTTTTATCGTCCTTGGTCCGTTCCTTGGTAGTACGCACAATTTCAGCCATGGGGTTGTGTTCCATGACAAAATCGCGGACATTTGGTGGAAAATGTTCGATGATTCTCAATTGGTTGTGTGATACGTGCAATACGCGTAATTTATCGAGACCATCTAAATCCAGATACGATAATTGGTTGTGATCCAAATACATTTCTTCGATCGTGGCCGGAATATGGTCCAATTGCAAGAGGCGGTTGTGGTCTGCCCTCAGAATGCGTAGATTTGGTACCAAGGACATGTCCAGTTCATCGAGTGAATTGCCGTCTATGTCCAACTCTTGCAACATCGGGGGTAATTCGTCTAAATGTACCAACAGATTGCGGGGACATGTCAAGATACGTATCGTTTTGGGGATGTGGGTCAGTTCGAGGATGCGACCCGGCTTCAAGATGAGCGATTCGACGTGGGTCAGCCCTTTCCGAGTCAGTACAGATAGATCAAGTGTACCCACCAATTCGCCGGAATTGTCGGGCCATTCCAGTTCTCGTATGACATCGGCGGCTCCGCGTTTGACCAAAATATCATTGATCCATTGATCGAATTTGACCTGTCCAGACCGCTGCAATGATGTGTCGCTGAGAATGGCTTGACGTTCTTTTTCCATCACGATGGTTCTAACTCAAGTGAATGTATATTATACATATTCATTCGTTTTACATGTGTTGTATCTACGATTTAACAATAACCTACATAGACATACCACATAAGACCAATATCCGGCTTAGCCATGCACAGGGACCGGTAGATGAGTGATGGACGCCATCTGTTCGCGTTGCAATTCTTTTTGTGATTGGACATGACGTATTTTTGACAATACATATTCTTGATCTCGTATTTGTTGTTTGTATTGGTCATATGGTGACGCCTTTTGTTTATACGAATACCACAATACTAATCCAAATACACTAATAAATACGACGAATACCACCACGTTCAGTGCGACGGAATAGAGATGGACGCGATAATGGTGACAATGGGTTAATGAGTTTTGCAAATAACTGCGCACAGATTGTTCGACTAAATGCGACATTGCCACTCAATTCAAGTATATATGGTATAATCATGTTCCCATGGAAGAGTTGATACGCGACAATATGATACCAACAATTATGGGCTTGTATCATATATTTTGTGTCATATCATGCCATCTGTCAATCAAATGATCGGAGAAAATGTAAATGGAAGTGCCGTGACCAATAGTGCTGTCAGTGGTGTTACGAATACAATGACTGGAGATACTGCAACTCGTATATCAGGGAATGTATCGGGTGGTGTATCCAGTGTCATGTCAGGTGATATGAAAAACCGGGTATCGGGTGGTGTATCGAATATCATGTCAAGAGACATAACAGACGGCAGTGTGTCGGATGCAGTTTCAAACAACATGGTCACCGATAAACTCGGAAAAATGTATAAAAACTCATCAAATATTTCTTCAGTGCATCGTCCCAATATACGAGTACCGCCTTTACTCTTGATTGCACTTGTCTATGTCGGTATTTTCTTGTACATTTTTGTCATCTATGACACATTGACCACCACTTATTTGGCGAGAATCTTGACATCTGGATATATATTGTGTAAAACTGCGGCATCAACCACCGATACAACCACACCAGCAGATACATTTCAACTATATCGCAATCATTGGCGGGAAAACCGATGGAAAGTTGTATTACGTAAGATGGGTCTGTTTCTCTTTATATTCGGATCATTGTTTGCCTTTTTGTTGGGAGTGATTTATACATTTGTGATGAAGGGAGGTCAACCATTGGAGGCGGCAAAAGTTATTGGTATTTGCTTGGCCACCATTGTTGGGACCACGTTTTTAATCATAGACAACCAGTATTTTGTCACCATTTTTGAAAACACCGTGGGATACAAGCTCACGACCATGTGGAAGAAGACACGGGATACCCTGCAGTCCGTATTCCGACACAAATCGATGGAATCAAATGCACATATGTTTCCAGGTATCCGCCTCGTAGTGACATTCTTATTGAGTGTATTTTATATGAATAATTTCGGATTTGTATTGCAAAAAATTGGGTCCAAGGATTCAACGTTTGATTTTACAGTTGTAGAAGAAGAAGACGATGATACGACCCATATCGATCATTTAGCCAAATGTGTCGTGCGTAAACATACCATCGGACATTTGTGTTGGGTGTATTTTGCTTCTATTGTTGCGACTATGATATCTACTAAATATTTGGCCAAAATGGGGTAGAGTCGGATCATTAGACAGTGACCCACCATAGAATGGCTAAATACGACAGTATTGCCAGTAATATACATACCAACCAGATGGGTACCACCGTCTTGTTATGATATCCAATGCCAAATTGTCGAAAACTTCCATTCGTATCATAGATAAATGCGGGTCGTACCGTGTGAATAATCCACACCAAGCACGCATATAACAATACAGCAAATGTCAATTTATGTAGTCGAACGGTTTTCTGGGAAAATAACATAGATATGAAATGAAATGGTTCCTTTCAGTGTGGTATATTGTGATAAAAATATTCAAATAAAGGAATATACATGTTTGGCGACGATACGGAAGTCGACGAGGACATTGCTATACGAGATATTCGAAGTATCAAAGATTTTGCAGGGATTACATTTGAAGGGCATCGATTGAATGACGTGAAAAAAGCCATGTTGTCGGCAATGAAAGAAAAACGCGAAGAAGAAACTATGAATTGGATGATTGAATTGCTTTGTTCCAAACATGAAAAGGACATATGGGAAGTCTTGTGCAAGTATTACGGACGGTATTTGCGCAGCGAAAAAGTATTGAGATATATCACACATCGGCGTGACAGATACGAAGAAAAAACCCGGGACAAGAGCGATATACGAAATGATACGGAGATGAGATATATTTTCATGGAGATGTGTATGGTATTGATGGAAAAGGAAAAGTACGAACGGAAACGATACAAGGTAAAACTCACGGAATCGACACCACCATCTATACAAGATATGTGCCAAAGACTCAGAGAACTTATCGAACGGAGATCCGAACGGGAATCTAAAGAGGTGGTAGAAGATGTGATATTATACTCAAAATCTGAGATTGAACGGATGGAATGTGCATTGGATATGACCGATTCGGAGAAGATGATACAAAGACTGAGCAAAGAATATTTTATTTACTATGAATTGATTGAACGCCGAGTACGAACTACGGCACCCATCGAGGAGTCTTTATTGATTCATAAAGACAAATTTATCGCTATGGAAGAACGAATCAAATACTTGTATATTGATAAAAAACATAAAGAAATCGTACGGAGAACTGTGCTATAAAATTTCACAAAATTGCCACAGGCTATGTG